CGACGGGAGCAGCGGGTGCCACAGGCGCAACAGGATCTACTGGAGCGACTGGCCAAACTGGACCAACAGGGCCAACAGGAATTACTGGCAGCACTGGCTCGACTGGACAAACTGGGGCTACTGGTTCAACAGGACAGACTGGTTCTACAGGCTCTAATGCGGTAGCGTATCCAGACATGCTATGGCTTGGAGCCATGTGATAGGATAGCGCTATGGTCAAGATAGCAACCTACTCCATATGCAAGAATGAATCTAAACATATCCTGCGGTGGGTTGAGGCAACGAAAGATGCCGACTATCGCATAGTGGTAGATACTGGATCTACCGATGGTAGCCAAGATATGCTACGAGCATTAGGCGTTACCGTCTATCAGATTCACCTAGAACCGTTTCGTTTTGATGTGGCTCGTAACACAGCCTTATCACTTGTACCAGAGGATGCCGATGTCTGTCTTATCTTGGATATGGACGAAGTACCAGAACCGACGTTTTTCAAAAAGGTACGTAAAAAGTGGATATTAGGTTCACATCTTGGCTGGATCAGCATGGATACTGGCCAGAAGTGGGAACGAGATAGGCTCCACTCCCGGTTCGGTTGGTACTGGAAATACCCATGCCATGAAGTGCAATTGTGGTACGGGCAAGGAGAAACACGAGATTGTGATATCCGCAATGCCGTTATTCAACACCTTCCCGACGACAGCAAATCCAGAGGACAATACTTAACTTTACTTGAGCTAGCGGTAAAAGAAAATCCTGCCGATGCTCGCATGTGGACTTACATGACCCGCGAGTATTACTTTCATCACCAATGGCAAAAGGTTATCGACTCAGCACAAAAACAAATCCCGCTTAATGGTTGGGATGTAGAACAAGCAGCGGTATGCCGGTGGGCCGGTGAAGCTGCATTTAATCTTGGCAACCATAAGGAAGCAACCGAGTGGTTTGACAAAGGCGTACAAATTCTTCCCCGAGAAGGCGAATCATGGTACGGCGTAGCAATTGATGCTTACCGCCGAGAAGACTGGACAAGGTGCTTGGATGCTTCTATCAACGCTTTGGAACGTCCTCGCTCCGTTCACTACTGCTACGAATCAGCAGTATGGGACTGGAAAGCCTATGACCTTGCATCAATCTCTGCTTACAACCTCAAGCATATTGATGAAGCCATCGTATTTGCCGAACAGGCAATAAAGGGCAATGGCCCTGAAACTGAAAGAATCCAACGCAATTTAACTTTTTTTAGGCAGGTAAAAAATGTCTCATCAACACAGATCCAAAGTTCTTGAGTGGGGATTTAACGAAAAGTTCGACACAATCCCAACAAAATATATCTGCTCAGACTGTAAAGAAACATACGAGACGGTACCGGTTTATCAGGAAAGCGAATCTGATCATAGGCAACATGCAGAATATGTAGAAGGTTGCTTTGGTTGCAAAATCCGTACGCTTGAGTTAAGCACCGGCGATGCCGGTAGAGCCGATTCTATGTCGGATAAAAAATGGAATGCCGAGCTAGGCGCTTACGCCGATGCCCGTGCGCAGGGTATCCAACCAGCGGGTACAACGATGCGTGCAGTACAAGAAGCAAAGGCTGCAAGCGACAAGTTAGGCGTTGCATATAACGCCGAATCTATGCCAGCAGCAAAACAGATTACGAAGCAAACGGCTAACGTAATGAAAGAGACGAAGGTAATCTAATGGCAACAGCAAAAAAGGGTATGGGCTTTGGTGCAGCACAAAAGTCTATCGCCAAGAAGTCAGGCGTTTCAATGAAGTCAGCCGGAGCAATCCTTGCTTCATCAACACGTAAAGCATCATCAGCTGCAAAGAAAGCTAATCCAAACCTGAAGAACGTTCTACCAGCAAAAAAGGGCGGTAAGTAATATGTGCAAAGAATGTGGTTGCAACAAGAATGCAATTGGCGGTACTCCCGAGAACCTTACGGGCAAGCCAACTAAAACTCCTTACGGCGAGTACAACGGTGTCGGTGGCACCAAGAACAAGTAAATAAACTTCCTCAGCGAAAGGCAGGTAGATGTCAAACTACGGTGGCTTATCCACGGTTTACCATATCAATCGGTTAGCCGGCACTATTGTTAATGGCGTACCGCAATACGATTTCAACGGTGCGTGTATCCAATGGGCTAACGTTGCTATCCCGGGCCATAACGCTACCCGTGGCATCGATGCCTTGAATCTTATCTATGCATCTCGCAATGGCGGAAAAAACTATTATGAAGATACGCCTGGCGTATTAAACCTTCTCGCTGGTACCTACGGTATTGGTGAGGCAGAAGCAGCGGCGAGGATCAGCTCTTGACACAATTTATCGATATTATCAATGAGACTATTCTTGCGCTGAGTGGTTATACCAACCGCCAGGATCAGGCTACATTTCTTACCAGCCCAATGGGTGCTACAGATACAACGTTCGTTGTCGCAGACGGTACCGTGCTAACCCGCGGTATCGTTGAAATTGACGACGAGTTGATCTGGGTTGATTCATTTGACCGTACAACCAATACTGCCACTATCCCGTCATACGGCCGTGGCTTTAGAGATACAGTTGCTACAACTCACACTGCGGGTACTCGAGTAACCATTACTCCATCGTTCCCACGCTCGGTTGTACGACGCAACGTTAACCTGGCCATCGACGGTGTGTACCCGGATCTATTCGGTACTTACTACACCATCTTTCCATTTCAAGCCGCAGTTACGACTTACGTCTTGCCAGATGAGGCAATCGATATTCTCGGCGCTTCTTGGCAGACCATTGGCCCATCTAAAGAATGGTTGCCGATCCGGCACTATCGTGTAGATCGTATGGCTAACCCATTGGTATGGAACAGCGGCAAAACTGTATCTATCCGTGAAGGAATCATCCCGGGACGTCCAGTTATGGTTACATATACCAAGAAGCCAACTACGCTCCAATACGATACAGATGACTATTCAACCCTTACCGGTTTGCCAGATTCTTCACGAGAAGTCATTGTTCTCGGTGCGGCTTACCGTACTGCGATGTACCTAGATCTTGGTCGTATTCCAGCTGCAACGGCAGAAGCCGATGCACAGCAGACTAACGATCCAATTGGTTCAGCAGTCAACATCGCCCGTGCTATCCAACAGCTTTACCAGCAACGCCTATTGGTCGAAGTACGTCGACTACAAGAACAATACCCACCACGCACACACTACACAAGCTGAGGATAATACATGGCTACCCAAAGATATTACAGCTCTACGGCTGTCGACAACACGCTTGCTTCATCCATCACCAGCTCGTCTTCGACAATGGTGCTATCCAACTCACCAGTTGGTTATCCCAGCAATACACCATTCGTACTAGCAATCGACTACAACACAGCTCTTGAGGAGCTTGTGCTTGTTACCGGTGTTTCTGGTACAACGGTTAGTATTTCCCGGGCCAATGCCGGTAACGGTGCTAACACAGCTGGCAGTGCAGTTGCTCACGGCGTAGGTGCGGTTATCCGTCATGTTATTACAGCTCAAGATCTAACTGATGCTTCAACCCATATCTTCTCTGGCCCTAACGGCGTGCATGGTATTACCGGTGCTTTGGGCAGCTTTATGACTACGCCTAACTCAGCCAACCTAGCGGCTTTGGTAACAGATGAAACAGGTTCTGGCTCAGCGGTATTTGCCGTTGCCCCAACCCTTACATCTGGCCTTAACGCCCAGACTGGCACAACCTACACACCAGTTATCGCAGATGCTGCCAATATCGTTACCTTGAACAACTCATCGGCTATTACGGTGACATTGCCACCAAGCGTCTACAACGCTGGTCAGCAAGTCAACTTCGTTCAACTTGGTGCAGGTCAGGTTAGTTTTGCTGCTGGTTCAGGAGTAACAATCTATTCAACGCCTGGGCTTAAATTGCGTGCGCAATACAGCCTTGGCTCTGCCATCTGCATTGCAACAAACACGTTCCTACTGGTTGGAGACTTAACCGCATAATGGCTACCGCATATGTAATCTTAGGCCAGGCTACGCCTTCGGCTGCTTCGTCGTCCACATTGGTAACAGGTTCTACCAATGGCTCCGTTGTAGGTTCGTTTACCGCCTGCAATACCAACGCCGCTAACGACACAATCCGTGTCAGCATTACCAAGTCTGGCGGATCGGCTTACTACATTAACTACAACTACACCATCCCTGGTTACTCGACCTTGAGCGAGACGCCAGGTTGGACCTTAGCCTCTGGCGATGTAGTTACTGTATACTCTACTAACGGGTACGTTTCATTTACAGCGACGGGAGTAACGCTTTAATGGCTTCTACATTATTGACCAATAGCGCCACGTTTCCAACGGTAGCGTTTAACAACCAGACGGGTACAACATATACCTTTGTATTATCAGATGCTTACAACGTAGTCGTGTCGCTATCTAACTCATCTGCTATTACGGCAACTGTACCACCTAACTCATCGGTGGCTTACCCAATCGGTGCTATCTTGCAGTTCTTTCAAGGTGGAGCAGGACAGGTAACTGTCGCTGCAGGTAGCGGTGTGACAATCAACTACACACCAGGACTTAAACTTCGCGCGCAAAACTCATTTGCCACACTTATTCAAACAGCCGCCAATACATGGTTGCTCAGCGGGGATGTGACTGCATAGTGGCTATTATTCCTGGCATTGGTGCCAGTTCTATGCACGGCGCAGTTGTGCCGATTGCAAAAATATTTGTATCTGCTGGAACAAACAACGTTACATTTAGTTCAATCCCACAAGGTTATCAAGATTTAACGCTTGTGGTTAGCATGGTCGGCAATAGTTCATACACAGCATTGCAATATTTTATACAACTTAATGGTATAGGTACTGGTTATAGCGATACATTTCTTTATGGCAATGGCGCATCGGCGGGAAGTATTAGAGATACATCTGCTGGATATTGGTATTGCGGTTATTTTGCAGGCGCTGCGTCTGGTTATCCAGGTTCCGCAGTTGTAAATATATTAAATTATGCTAATACAACAACCTATAAAACGATGCTTGAAAAATGGGCTGGCGATGCAAACGGTTCTGGACAACCTGGAATAAGAGTTGGACTTTTGCAATCAACATCGGCTGTAACTAGCATGACGCTTTATGCAGCGCAGGGTAACAATCTTTTTGGCGTTGGTACAACATTTTCTCTTTACGGCGTAAGGACGGTTAACCAGTAAATGTCTATGTACCCAATTGCAAGCGCACTAGCCACAGGTTCAAATGACCTTGCTTTTACAAATATTCCTCAAAATTTTACTCATTTGCAAATTCGAGTTTTTCTTCGCTCTACTAATTCTGGTGCGCAAGATTTTAACTACGTTCGCATAAATAGTGATTTTGGCAGCAACTATGTTTCACATGGCATTTATGGTAATGGTTCTGGTGCAGTTTCTGATTATTATAATGCTAGAAGTTATAATTGGTTAACAGATATTCCAGGCAGCAGCGCCGCTGCAAATATTTATGGCGTTGCCATAATTGATATTTTAGATTATACCAATACAAATAAATATAAAACTATTAAATCTATTGGTGGTTACGATGCAAACGGAAGCGGAACCGTGCAACTTGCTTCTGGTTTATGGATGAGTACCGCTGCTATAACATCTATCACTTGTAGTTCTGGCAACAATGTTGCTGCTGCTGGTTCAACCGCACAACTTTACGGCATAACAACCGCTTAACGGCATAAGGAGATAAAATGTCAGTATTCTTACAGCCGTTGCAAACGGTTACAGTTGGTTCAGGCGGAGTAAACTCGGTAACGTTTTCTTCAATTCCTCAAGGGTTTACAGACCTTGTGTTAAAAATGTCATTACGAGATGGAAGCACATCTGGCTCCAACGGAGCAACTTGGGGTTTAACAATCAACAATGACGTAAGCAATGCTTCATATTCTCAAACACGTTTATTTGGAACTGGCTCATCAGTAGGGTCGGGTAATGCAGCAAATTTGTATTATAACGATACTGCCTATTTTCCAAACACAGTTTTTACATCTAACACTTTTGGTTCATCAGAAGTCTATATCCCAAATTATACAGGTTCAAATTACAAATCATTTATTGTAGATAGCGTCACGGAAAATAATTCATCCGCTGCATATACACAAATGATTGCAGGTTTATGGCGCAATACCAGTGCAATAAATACATTAAACATTTATGATTCAGGTTCTGGTTCATATGTTCTTGCACAATATTCAAAAATATCACTATACGGCGTACTTCGCCAAGGTATTTAACAACTAACTAAGGAGCAACAATGGCAACAGTAATCGAAGTAGATTGCACCACAGGCGTGCAAACAGAGCGTGAGCAGACACCAGAAGAAGTAGCGGCACAGGCGGCTATGGCTGCTCAAGCAGAGGCAGATGCTAAGGCTAAAGCCGACGCACAGGCTGCTCACGAAGCAGCACTTGCAGTAACCAATGCAAAGTTAATTGCCCTTGGTCTTACAC